ATCATTTGGTTTTGTAAATCATGATTACTTTTTACTAATTCTAAAACTAAATTCGTTAATGCTTTAATATCCTTCGCTGGATTAATTATTGTATTTTCATTATCTATTATAGTATTATTTTTACACTTTTTTTTATGTGTATATAAACCTTGTCTAAAATTATATTCTTTACCACATATACAGGAATATTTTTTAGGCGATTTATCGCCATTAATATGTAATTGTGTGTAATTATTTTTATGTTTAGTAGTGGTTAAATGTTTATTATAGTCACTTTCTTTATTGCATTTATAATCACAGCATTGACAAATAAATTTAGTTGCGAGTTTTGGCGATTTATTTGTAATCATTTGAACTATATATTATAATGACATAAAAATCCCCTAAATCCTTTTAATTGTAAATTTTATAATTTCTAAAAAAAGTTACAATCACAAACATTTTATGAAAAAATGGAAATGAGAGCATTATGCTCTAAACCTGTTTTTCACGTTTTTTTCATTTAAATCTCTCAAACAATTCCCCAATTTGGACATTTATTTTTGTCCAAATCGCCAAAATGTTTGGGAGATTCAAATCTTTTTTTTACGACTTTTTGAAATTATATAATATAAATTTATAGTATTTTATATTATTTGTTTTTTACAATAATTGTTTAAAATTGCTCATCCATCCCATATTAGATTTTCGTATCATTTCATCCTGACGGGCCAGTTTAAAGGCTCGTTGCACATCACTTTGTGCTTCTTTATTATTCATTTGCTTTAAATGTTCTTGGGCTTCTTGTATAGACGGAGGTGTTGTATTTTGCGATGCATTGTATTTGGTTAATTCATCGACACTATTAAAATGTTTACGGTTTAAATAATCATCGTGCGTGACTGGAACGACACTTTCTATATATGCTTTTTGTAGATCCTGGTATTCTAAATTTTTACTAAACACTGAAGAACTATAATGAACCGGTTTATCTCTGGTTAAATTTACATAAGTATTCTCCCCAATATCACTAATATCATCATTATGTTTTACAATGGATTGGACTTTTTTCTTCTTATCATTAAAATAGGCATCCATGCTACTAACTGATTTATGTTTGCCCTTATTAATTTCAGTATCATCATCAAGGTCATCATTTGATTTTAACCAATCGCCATACCCACTTTCAACATCAGCAAATTTCATTTGATTTTTTTCAAATAATTTATTAAATAATTTATTAAAATTTGGTTTATTTTTAATTTGCTTTAATAATAATTCTTTTTCTTCGTCTTTTTCATCCACTCTTGCTGATCGAAGCTGACTCATCTGATTATTGCTACTATAGCTATCTGTGTTAGTGTTAATATTTCGGTGTCTAAAATCATAGATTGAGAGAACGATTTTATACGCTGAAGTAAAAAATAAGAAATATTCTTTGGGTAGTTTAGATTTATCGGGATGGGTCATTAAAACAACACGTTTTGCCTGTTTTAAATCTTCTTTACTAAAATCAAATTCTAAATTAAATAATTTTAATAAATCCTCTAATTCGTAGTTGTCTATATTCATATCTAAATCTGAATTCATTTTAATAAGTAAGAATTAATAAGGGAGAATACAAATAGTAATGTAATAAACTATATCTATTTTATTATTTATATATAAATAATAAAATTGTATTATAAACATAAATAATAAAATTGTATTATAAACATAAATAATAAAATTGTATTTATATGACATTTGATTCTTTTTATACTTTTGTTACAACTTTTGTTGTTTCGTTTGTTGTTTCGTTTGTTGTTTCGTATGTTTCTTATATGATTGTTTCTTTATGAATCTTTTGTAAACAACGGTCAAAAAAATCATTAATATCGCGTTCATTACCACCGACTAAATCTTCGGGCATATACCATTCATCGCGGGCAGTATTAACATATTTTGAGCCATAAAAGGCGATTAAAGTAGGAATAGTATTAATTATTTTTTTCTTCTTAAAAGTGATAAATAAATCTAAACTATCGTCAATATCTATAGTGATGCACATGATTTTATCCGTTGGAACCTTATTTATCCATTCATCCCATAATGGTTTAATTTTTTTACATGGAACACACCATTCTGCTGAAAATTTAATTACTATAATTTTATTTGGATTTTCTTCTTGAAGTTTTTGTAATTCAAAAGGAGATAAATTTTCCATAATAGTATGATTGTAGTATCTCTCTTTATAGTGTCTTTGTATAATTGACATTTATTTTTTTATATTGTTTATTTATTTTATATATACTTTAAATAAATTACAAATAAATATAAAGGTTTATTGTTATATTATATTATATTATATTATATATGAGCTAAATAGAATACGTATTTATTTATAAATTTTTAACAGTATAAATAAATTTAAATAAGTATAAATAAATTAAAATGGGCATTACTGAAGATTATTTAAATTATACGATTGAATGGAAAAAAGAGTATGGAGAGAAAACACTGGTGTTAATGCAAGTCGGTTCTTTTTTTGAAGTATATGCTTTATTAGATAATAACGAGGACATGGTCGGTAGCAATATTCGTGATTTTTCAAGTATTAATGATATGGCAATTTCCAAAAAGAATTCATTTGTAAATAAACAACAGGTAGTTATGGCGGGATTTGGACTTGCTCAACTGGAAAAATATACGAAAAAATTACAGGATAATGGCTATACTATTGTTATTTACAAACAAGACGCGCAAACCAAAAATACAACCCGTAGTTTATCCGAAATTATTTCCCCTGGAACCTATTTCTCTCATGAGACGACCGACGAATTAACTAATAATACGCTTTGTATTTGGTTACATAAATCAAATAAAACAAATTATGCAACGGCTGAAATGACTGTCGGTATTGCGGTTATTGATATTTTTACCGGCAAACCTGCGTTATTTCAATATGCGATTGAATATAGTCACACTCCAACCACCTATGATGAACTTGAACGCTATATTGCGATTTATAAACCGAATGAATGTTTAATTGTAAGTAATATGGCTGAACCGATGATTCAAGACGTGATTGGCTTTATTGGCTTAGAATGCCGTAGTATTCATATTATCTCTCTTGCGACCGAACCGGTGGTTGATACGAACACAACATCAACCCAGCAAATTAAAAACGCTAAATCGGCTGAAAAACAAATATACCAACAAAAAATATTTAAAGAATATTATCCAAATCTCTCTTCAGAGGCATTACTATCCCATTTTCCTACCCATTTTATTGCTACCCAATCTTTTTGTTTATTGCTTGACTTTATCCATCAACATAACCCGAACCTTGTGTATAAACTCTCGCCTCCTTTATTTGAAAATCATACCGACAAACTTATTCTTGCCAACCATTCCTTAAAACAATTAAATATAACGGATGATTCCCGACACACGGGTAAATTGCGGTCAGTAAGCAGTTTTTTAAATCACTGTGTCACGAATATGGGCAAACGGCGGTTTATATACAATTTACATAACCCCACGACAAATACCCAAAATTTAAATCAATCATATGCGATTACCGACCATTTATTAACATCGGCATTTTTGCCTACCTCTACCCTATTAACTGCACTCCCTGCCTATAAGAAATACACTAAGGATAATAGCAATAGCAATAGCAATAGCAATAGCAATAGCAATAGCAATAGCAATAACAATAGTTCAACGAAATTATGGGAATACATGCGTAAACAATTAGGAGAAATAAAAGATATTGAAAAATTAAGCCGAAAAATAATTCTCCATAAAATTAGTCCTAAGGAATTGTATTTATTAGTGCAGAATATCAAGAGTATTGCGAGTTTATATAAAATCACGACGCAAGACCAGGAACTAACTACTTACTTTTTAAACAACGACATTCCAGAAACGATTTATACGAGTTGCCTGCAAATTGTAACCGACCTTGAAGATGTCTTTGGCTTGGAAAAATGTAAACAAGTCAATGAAATTACCACGGATTGTTTAGGTTCATTGAGTATGGATTACATGGATTTTATTAATAAAGGCGTAAACCCCAAAATAGATGAATACATGCGCGATACCTTTGACGAAAAAGCAAAATTAGAAGCGATTCGGGTCTATTTTTCGGATATTCTAAAAAAATTAGAAAAATCTAATAAAAATACCGACTACATTAAAATACATGAAACCCCTAAAAGTAGCACGGTATTGCTTGGCACGAATAAACGGGTGGGTTCTTTAAAAACCCAACTTAAAACGAAACCAGCCAGTGTTCAATTATCTTATTTTTCCACTTATTCGCAAAAAAATGAAGAATTTACATTACATTTAAATGATTTAGACTACACGACAAACGGTGCTAATAAAAAAGATATGGTGGTAACTAATCCGCAAATTTGTAAAATTGTTACAAAAATACAAACATCAAAAGATAAATTAATGAATGAAATTATCACTTGGTACAACGCCTATTTAGATCATTTAAGTAAATACGAAACGGAATTAACGGCGATTATTCAATATACCTGTCTTTGCGATATTTTACAATCCAAATGTTATATTGCCGCCAAATACAATTATTGTAGACCCATTATTCAGCCTAATAATGATAATGATTATGATGAAAATGGCGATAATGAAAATGGAAAGGCATATTTATCCTTTACGGGTATTAGACATCCTTTAATAGAACATCTGCAAACCAATGAATTATATGTGACAAACGATATGACGATTGGCGATAATGAAACAAATGGAATTCTTCTGTATGGCACAAATGCGGTTGGAAAAACCAGTTTTATAAAATCAATTGGAATTGCGGTGATTATGGCGCAAGCAGGATTATTTGTTCCTTGTGAGACGTTTGTCTATTATCCATATTCATCTATTTTTACCCGTATTTTAGGAACTGATAATATTTTTAAAGGGCTTTCCACCTTTGCAGTTGAAATGACCGAACTACGAACGATTCTTACCTTGACAGATAAGAACAGTTTAGTTCTTGGCGATGAATTATGTTCGGGAACTGAAAGTGATTCGGCTTTAAGCATTTTTACTGCTGGTTTAGAAATACTTCATAAAATTAAATGCACCTTTTTATTTGCGACGCATTTCCATGAAATTGTCAATTATGCTGAAATACAGAAATTATCGCCTTGCTTGAAAATGATGCACATGGAAGTGATTTATAATATAGAAACAGGAAAACTTATCTATAACCGTAAATTACAAAAAGGATCGGGGGATAGTATGTATGGTTTAGAAGTATGTAAATCTTTAAATTTACCCCAAACGTTTTTACAACGTGCTCACGAAATACGTATGAAATATAATCCGGAACAACAAAACAATTTAGCACTTTCTTCATCACATTTTAATGCAAAAAAAATTGTTGGAAATTGTGAGATTTGTAATAATGTTGTAAAAGAAGAAGATATAGCAAAAACAGAAAAAACTGTAAAAGCCACAAAGGCGACTGAAGTGCATCATTTACAGTATCAAAAAAATGCTAAAAAAGAAAATAATTATTATATTGGTTCTTTTCATAAAAATCATCCTGCAAATTTAATTAATGTTTGTGATGCTTGTCATAACCAAATTCATAAAACAGATAGCCAAAAAAGGGTGGCTAAAACAATAGATGGAACCTATATACTTGTTGATATTGATTGATTCATAATATTTTTTTGATATTTTTTGATATTTTGATATATTTTGATATTTTAAAAAGAAAAAAATGAATCCTTTAGGTAATGTTTGAAAAATAGTATCAAAAAATACTATAAAAATATAAAAAATACTAAAAAAATATAAAAAATACTAAAAAATTATTAAAAAAATACTATAAAATATAAAATATTAAATTTTAAATAATAGGATGAGAGATACTTTAGAAGAATTAATACTAATATTAAAAATAATAATATAATATATTATTAATATAATAATACAATTAATTTATAATTAATTGTGTTATGTATAAGTTTTAACAAGTATAAGTTTTAACAAGCATAAGTATAGATTTATCAATGTAAATGAATAAACGTAAATTAAACCAGTGTAAATTAAATCAGTGTAAATTTAAAAATGAATAAACGTATATTAATAATTAATAAATTATAGTATTGATTTTTTTTTCTTTGTATATAGTATAAAAGTAAAATGGGAGGAGGTTTAATGCAATTAGTCGCTTATGGTGCTCAAGATGTTTATCTTACCGGTAATCCTCAGATTACCTTTTTTAAAGTCGTCTACCGCAGACACACGAACTTTTCCATGGAATGCATCCAGCAGACCATTAACGGAACGTCAACGTTAGGTGCTTCTAAAACAAGTGGAACTGTCACTATCTCCCGCAATGGTGATTTAGTCCATAAACTTTATGTGACTTCATCCGCTACAGGCATTACAAATGGTAGTGCTATTGTAGATGAAGTTGAACTTGAAATTGGTGGTCAACGTATTGACAGACATACCGCCGAATGGATGCAAGTTTGGAATGAATTAACTACCCCCGAATCTAAAGCGGTTGGGTTAAAGGCGATGATTGGTGATATTGGTTCTTCTGTAACAACTGGTGTAGATGAGGTTCATATTCCTCTTCAATTCTGGTTTTGCCGTAACCCTGGTCTTGCTCTTCCTTTAATTGCGCTCCAATACCATGAAGTTAAACTTAAGTGTACTTGGGGTATTGGAGTTGCTACTGTTGGTGTAGATGCCCCCGTTCAGGTATGGGCCGATTATATCTATTTAGATACTGATGAACGTCGCCGTTTTGCGCAAATATCGCATGAATATTTAATTGAACAGCTTCAATTTACTACCGTTGGTACCGCCACCGGCAAAGTTCAGCTTAACTTTAACCACCCCGTTAAAGAACTTATCTGGACCGACACCACCGATGGAGATAATACTACTAAAACCAAGCTTACCCTGAATGGCCATGACCGTTTTGCTGAACAGAAACCCGAATATTTCCAGCTTCGTCAGCCCTACGATCACCACACCGCTATCCCGGGTCAAAATTTACCAACAGCGGCATCGTTTCAACCGCATAATCAACATTCTGGCACTACCACTATATTTAGTACCGAAGTTGATATTCCTGCTGATGCAACCGACCCCGCTTTTACAATTACACAACCTGCGGATACAGTATTGTTACATTTTGGTTTAGTTGTGACAGACTCTTTCACTACCGGTACTGGTGATACGGCATTCAATGTTGGGTTATCTGCAGGTGCGGATGAATTTGCTGCCGGTGCAAATTCTATTAATAACGACGCCAGTGCAGTAGTCGTTGGTTCTATAATATCAACTACAACTGAAACATTAGCAAATGCCGGTACAACCCTATTACCACGAGCCGGTACTACTGCAACTGCATATTATACAGCTGCAGCTCGGGTTATTCATGGAACAATCACCACTGCTAATGCCGTTACCGCAGCAGGTAAAGCAAAAATGTTTATACAAGTTGCCCAGACTACTGGTTTTGCTTGCCGCACATCCCAGCTGACCCGAAAGATTAACTGCTACTCTTTTGCCCTTAAGCCCGAAGAGCACCAGCCTTCAGGAACCTGCAATTTCAGTCGTATTGATAACGCCAATTTAGTTACTACAGGTGCCCAGCCTACTATTGGCACCATCTTTGCCGTTAACTACAACGTTCTCCGCATTATGAGTGGTATGGGTGGTCTTGCCTACTCTAACTAAATATAGTAACTATATACTGTAACTAAATACTCATATATGTATTGGGTATTTTGAAAAATATATATAAAATAAATAAATAAAAATAAAATTAAAAAAAATATTATATAGTATTGAAAAATAGTATTATATAATATTTAAAAAATCATAGATGTAAAATATGAATAAAGATTAAGAATAAGAATAAGAATAAGAATAATTATAATATATTTAGGAAAAATTCTATTTTTTTTTTCTTTGTATATAGTATAAAAGTAAAATGGGAGGAGGTTTAATGCAATTAGTCGCCTATGGTGCTCAAGATGTCTACCTTACCGGTAATCCTCAGATTACCTTTTTTAAAGTTGTCTACCGCCGACACACGAACTTTTCAATGGAAGCCATTGAACAGACGATGAATGGAACCGTTGCATCCGGTGGTCGAACGACCGTCACCATCTCTCGTAATGGTGATTTAGTTCATAGAATGTATCTTGCTGGAACACTCGCCGCCACTAATGTTATTAATGGTCCTGCTCGTGATATTGATTCAATTGAAGTTGAAATTGGTGGTCAACGTATTGATAAACATTATGGTCACTGGATGGAAGTCTGGGCCGAACTTGTTGAAAATAAAACAGGACAAGGTGTAGGAACTCTTTTCCAAAATATGAGTGGCATGGGATGTGGTGTAGCAAGTAATACTGCTACTGCTTTTGCAGATGCTGCTGCTGGCGATCAAGCAATGTTCAGCGTGCTCGATTTAGAGTCGAACAAAGTTACCATTCCTCTTCAATTCTGGTTTTGCCGAAACCCTGGTCTTGCTCTTCCTTTAATTGCTCTTCAGTACCACGAAGTTAAAATCATCTTTGAATGGGGCACAATAGGAGGGGTTGCCGGTGACTATAAATTATGGGCTGACTACATCTACCTTGATACTGATGAACGTCGTCGTTTTGCGCAAGTATCACACGAATATTTAATTGAACAACTTCAATTTCAAAGTGAAGGAACGGCAACCAGCCACAACCTGAATTTCAATCACCCGGTCAAAGAACTTATCTGGACTGGTGGTTTTGCTAATGGACAACCTACTGCTTTTCTCGGTTGGACCACAGGTGATACATTTAGATTAACTCTGAATGGACATGACCGTTTTGCGGATAGATTCACCCAATATTTTACCAGAACTCAAGTATGGCAACATCACTCTGGTCACGGTGGTTTAGTTGAAAATTCCATTGCCGTCTACTCGTTTGCCCTTAAACCTGAAGAACACCAGCCTTCCGGAACCTGCAATTTCTCCCGAATCGATAATGCGCAATTAAAATGTTCAAGAACCACGCCTTTACACATCTATGCTATTAACTACAACGTTCTTCGCATTATGAGTGGAATGGGTGGTCTTGCCTACTCCAATTAAACAGTTTATATGTTTTTTCAATTAAAAAACAATAAACTAAAATTTAAAAAAAAACTAAAATAAATTATACTAAAATGAATTATAATTAAAAATGAATTAATTATAATTTAACATTGATAAATGAAATGAATACTATAATAATTAAATTACAATGAATAATTATCGCCGAAAAACCAGCGTGTAGATAAATAACGAGGTTTTGAATCTAATAAACTTTTAGATTTTTCCGTTAAATTAGGTCCTTGATCGATAATCTTTTGGATATGGCTTGTGCCTAAGGCGCTATTAAAATACTGTAATTTTGAAATTTTACCGTCAAACCCGCCATTGGCGGCAACATACACATCGCCGTAATTTTGTTTAGGCACGCCGCTAAGAATATGTCTTTTTGTTAATCGCCCGTTAATGTAGACATCTAATTGGGTTTGTTTGGTTACCCGAATAATCACATTTACCCATTTATTCAGAGGAAGGTCGGGGATGATTACTTCTTCGTTGATTTTATTAAATGTATTCATCATAACAAGAAGATTATTCGTATCAGGTGTGATGTATAATCCAGGCGCATTATTCGGGCGATTTAACCCGATAGGCGCATCTGTTGTATTAATATCAATATTTCCTTTATGGAAAACGTGCTTGTAATCAGCTTGTTTATAATGAAAATCTTCAACGTGGATCCATACAGACCAGGTAAATTCAAGTCCTTCGGTTAAATTTTTAGAACGCACGATCGGTTTTGAATGCGGTATAGAAGGGTCTTGATGAAACTGGTAATGCTGTTTTGCGTCAATCATTCCATCAATTAACACGGGATTGTTGGTAGGCGTAAACATCCAAGTGATGAATGAAACACCGAAACGAACAAGCATGATAAATATAATTAAAACGAGCATTAAAAATGCAAATTTGGCGACAATGCTATTAGATGATAAGAAATCTTTACTTCCTTGTAAATAATTTGTAGAAGAGAAGGGTTTCATAAACCTACTCGGTCCTTCTGATATTAAGCCAGTGCTCATTGTATTATATATTATATATTATATATTATATATATTATATAATTTTAAAAAGATTATATTTATTTCATTTATATTTATTTCATTTATATATTATTTCATTAATATTTATTTCATTTATATATTATTTCATTTATATTTCGAAACTGCCTTTTTCTTTATTATCCTGAAGGAAAGAAATCTTTAATTTATATTTATTTAAAAACTTACCGATCCCACCTAACCCACCAAATCCGTCTTTATATATTTCATAAGCTTCCTGCGGGTTAGTAGCATCGCTCCAATATTTGATATTAGAGGTCATTCCACTAAATCCTCCCTTGGGTGTAATAAAAATATCGGAATTTTTATTTACTTTGGCAACACCGGGTAAAACACAGGTGCGTACTAATTTGCCGTCAAGATAAACATCAAGGGTCCGTCCATATAAGCTAACAATTAAATTGACCCATTTTTGAATAGGAAAATTTGAAATAGTGCAATTATGTATAACATGGTTATCACTTGCTTGGGACGATTCATCAGAAGTAGAATAGCAGGTGACTGAAATGGTGATGTCATTTTTCATAGCACCCAAAACAATTGAAGGGCCAGGATTATTATCGGCGTCATTTCTTGCTAAAAGAGTCTTGGATTCGCCATAACGGTAATTCCAATCATTTAAATAAAACCAAGTAGAATAAGTATAATTGCTTGAATTATTATTAGCAGGAATGTTTGAAGCAACAATTCTTTGCTGGTCCTGCGCGTTTGAGCTTTTAGATAATTGTTTTGAATTACCTGAATACCATTGTAAAAGTAAATAAACAACAAATAGTATAACTAAACTAATTAATATTAAGTTGAATAAACTCATAGTTCTATTATTATATACTATACAGATAGAAATTATAGTATAAAAATTAAAATATATAAAAATATTAAAATATATAAAAATATTAAAATATATTAAAAATTAAAATATATTAAAATTAAAAAATATTAAAATTAAAAAATATTAAAATTAAAATAAAGGAGTTTCTTTATTTTTTAAATAATTATACACCGTTTTAATGGTGCGGTTGGGTAAGGTATGGTCATAATAAACTACATTACAAATACCACCTTCAATCCCTTTTTTCTCTCCTACCGTAATTGTTTCGTAGGTCATATACGGCGCAACATTTTTTTTAGAAGCAACTAATATACCATTTAAAAATACATCCATGGTTCCTCCGTCGTAATTAATTACGACATTATTCCATTTTTGGAAATTGATAGAGGTGGTTTCATAAATTTCTATTATGTTCGGGTCAGCATCCGCGTCAGTATTAGCATTCGGTCCGGCCTCTGTATCTGCCGCCACAGCCATATTAATATTATTAGTAGCACTATCGCGTCCAACTAAAGTGTTGATTAAAAGACTGTTTTTTTTGCTATTAAACTGTATAGCGGGTTTTTTCCCATAATTTAGAATATTTGTGTATTTGGTGTATGCTGCACGGGTATTTATTGGTTGTGGGTTAAGGGTAAACCAGGCGGAGATAGAATAATTGTAATTAAATTTAGTGTTTTTATTTTTTTTAATGTTATCTAAATGGATATTTTCAAAATCGCCTAAAGTATGTTCTTTATTTAAATAAAGTGGCTCTTTTAATAATACTGTTCCTTGGTTTGTTGTCGTGTAATAATAATGAATGAATTGAGGGATTAAAAACCAAAAGGATACTAATATAATTTCTATGAATAATAGCGTCCATATAGGTTTGGATGTAATATTAAATTGGTACTGCATGTATTCTACAAAACTAATTAAGAGACAAGGCAAAAATAATATAAAATTTTTAATTAAATTTAAAAAATTAATTGCTGTTCCTGCATTCCGTGATCCAATATTCATGCCATTTAATAATTTTGAAAAGAGTTTATTCGTAAGCAGATAAAGGATACTTACAATACCAACAATTAAAAGAATATGTATTGAATACTTAAAAAGTAAAAAGAAGAAGGAAGTATTACGAAACAGCCAAAATACAAGCATTGTGATTATGGCAAATGCAATAAGAACAAAAATGGTTGATAGGACCCGTTTAATAAAATCCTTTTCGGTTGGATTGGGTAAACCTAAATTAAGTAAACCTGAATTTTCTATAAAATTGTATTTCACAAAAAAGAATAGAATAACGTATATGAATCCAGTAATTAAAACCGCAAATTGGGTGTACACGGGGTATTTTGTTGAAATATTAAAAGGATTGTATTTATAAACAATTAATAAAAATACGACAAATTCAATGGATTCTAAAATACCAAAATATTTTGGATAACTATAAATTGTTTTTTCTAATTGATCAAAGAAATTCGTTTTTTTTTCCATTTGTTATTTTGTTATTATTTATTGTTATTATTAATATATAATAATATTAATAATATTAATAAGAATAATCCAATAAACTTATATATAATTATATATAATTATAAGTTTTCAAATGCGGTTTTTTTACCGTGGCAATCGCGGCATAAAGCAACTAAATTATCTACATGATTTGAGCCACCTTGTTCTAA